ATCGTCAACGAAGTGATGAACGCCATCTGTGAAGTGTTTTTCTTCGAGGAGGAAAACCGTGAGTAAGTGGAGAGCACACCTGCACTATTCGGACGGGACCCGAGAGTTCACCCTGTACGCCAGGGACTACGTGGAGGCCCAGGATAAAGTGGAACGATTGTTCCCAAACGTTCCATACTCCATTTCTCTCGAATAATCTGTGCAAACTCTCGACCAACCGTGATAAGGTGGATGCATGACCATTCTCGCCATTGACTTCATGAACCAAGCCCACCGTGCCCGCAGCGGGTTCCAGATGGGTCCCGCCCCTGTCGTGTTCAACTTCTTCCGGCAGTTCAAGGCACTGGTTGACCAGTTCAAGCCCACTCGGATCTACGTGGCCCTCGAAGGCAAGCCTGTCCATCGTTACGAGGCGATGGGCGAGTACAAGGCCAACCGCAAGGTGGACCCTGATGATCCCAAGGCGAAAGAACTGGAGAAGTTCTTCAAGCAGAAGGACGTGATCGTAGACCTTCTTCAGAAGCACTTCCCGGTCTCTGTGGTGCGCCACGCCACCTCGGAATGCGATGACACGCTCGCCAATCTCATCAAGCGGTCATCTTCTGCCGTGGATTGGATCCTCGTGTCCTCCGATACTGACTTCATCCAACTTCTTCAGGACCATCCTAATCTCAAGCTCTACAATCCAGTACAGAAGAAGTTCGTGGAGGCTCCAGAATACGACTACGTTGTTTGGAAGTCCCTCCGCGGCGATGCATCAGACAACATTCCGGGCGTTCCAGGCATCGGTGACAAGACCGCCGAGAAGATTGCGCTCGACCCTGTCCTCCTCAAGGAATACGTGGCGAAGTCGGAAGTCGAGCCCATCTTCAATCGAAACTACGATCTCATCAAGTTCATCGAGTGGTCTGATGAGGACAGAATGCAAATGACATCTTCTTCTCCTTCTAAAGATTGGCAGGTTGTCAAGGACGTGTTCTCAGGTTACGGTTTCAACTCCATGGTGAAGGACGGGTCGTGGGAGAAGTTCACGAGTTCCTTTGACAATCTCTGGGGGGAGGATATTTAGGCCCATGAAGATCACAATCGATCAACTCCGTTCCGTCATAAAAGAGGAAATATCTCGTGTTCTGAAAGAAGAAAAGCGCCACGATCTTGAATTTCAGCCTGGCATGCCTGGTTTCGGCAAAGGTCCTGCATCCTTCGCGGAGTTCATGGCGCGCGTCGAGGAGCTCGGATGCACTCTCGATGAGTTCAAGGGGGACTATCACGGAGCTCTCTCACTTCTCTCAGGTGTTTACAGACGAGACGTGAGCAATCGCACGGCTGCTGAGGTGAACATGGCAGCTGCGATCGAAAAGGGTGATCTGGCAAAGCTTGAGAAGCTGGTTGCATCCGCATCAGAAGATATATCGCGCGGGGCTAAGTGGCTTCAGGATCAAATGGACAGTCTTCGCTCCAAGGATTAATGTTTTCAAACGCTTCTTCCCCCGACCTAGATAATTAGGCCTATGACGAAGAGAATCCTCAAAGAGAACAACGACCTCAAGAACAGACTTATCAGCAGCGTCCAAGAATATTGGAAGGAAGCTTATCCTATGATCGGTGCTGACGCTGCTTGCCCATATTCACGGGCCGAGCTCGAGGCAATGTCGATCGAGGAGCTCGAAGGCGCTGTTGATGAAGCAAGAGAGGCATATGAAAACTCTGGCGATCCTCACGGTGATTTTTCAGATGAAGATTATCTTGATGATGACGAAACAAACCCAAGATACTATACAGATCTAGACAACGCAGAGCTTGCCGATGCGAGTATGCGAATGGCAGCAAAAGAACCTTACGATCCTGCTGAAGATCTCCCAAGCAAGTCAGGCATGGGCCGTAGGGTTGAAGGTGTCTCCAAGTCGGTGCTGAGCATCATCGTAGCGGAAGGAGCTGCTCTCAAAGCGGCCGGCCTCATGGAAAAGTGTGAGCTCAACTACGATGCCATCCAGGAGGCCATGTACGATGAGATGCTTCGTGGTGAGATCAACGAAGTTGAAGGCACGAAGGAAGAGATCCAGAGCCTCATCGCCGCGATGGATCCCAACGACGTAGCAGAAGATGAGTACTACGACTCTGAGACCGGAGAGGTCTATCTAGCCTCAGGTCAGAAGGCAGGCTCAAGCTGGATGCACCCATCGTACCAGAAGGTCGAACCCTTGCCGATGTCTTTGGATGACATGGATGAAGAGCCCGCTGGCGCCGAACACGACCTCGATGCGGCAATTCATGATTATGTGTCAGGATTTGAAGGTGAATCCTTTGATGATCCTGAAGGAATGGCGCCTGATGCCGCAGATGGATTTTTTGCCCTGAATCCTCAGTGGAACACGTGGGCCACAGAGCTTGGCATGACGAAAGCAGACATCAAGAGCCATGTCGCCGAGCTCATCAGTTCATCAATGATGGGCGAAGGTCTTCAGCTCGAGGCAGAATACAAGGGCCGTGACGTCCCGCTCGGCAAACCTATGAAAGGCGACACCGCGAAGTTCAAGGTTTACGTGAAGGACAAGAAGACGGGCAACGTCAAGAAGGTCAATTTTGGAGATAAAGGTATGGAGATCCGCCGCGACAATCCAAAGGCTCGCAAGAGCTTCAGGGCACGTCACGGTTGTGGAACAAAGCGCGCCTCAGACAGGACCAAGGCAGCGTGGTGGTCTTGCAAAATGTGGGGGAAAAAACCTGTGTCTGACATACTTAAAGGTAAATGAAGGACAAAAAGTTTCACTACGTCTACAAGACAACTAATCTGATTAACGGAAAATACTATATTGGTGTACACTCATCATCACGCTTGGATGATGGTTACTTGGGAAGCGGCACTTCTCTCATCAAAGCTCTCCAGAAATACGGAGAAGAAAATTTTAAGAGAGAGATCTTGGAGTTTGTAAATACTGCTGAAGAGAAGTGGATTGCCGAAATAAAATACGTGACCCTTGACGTCGTGAAAGACCCAAATTCTTACAATCAGGCCCCGGGTGGTAGAAATTGGATAGCAGCGATGAAGCGAGCAAACGATCCCAGTTTGTCTGCGCATCAATCTAAAGCTGGCAGCTCTGGTGCCAAGTCTTACCTTGCCTCTATGTCTGAGGATGAACGGAGAGAGTGGCACCGCAAGGGAGGAAAGATATCTGCAATGAAGACTGTTGCCAACAAAACAGGAATTCATAGCGATCCTAGCAAAGAGAAGAAGAAAATCGCTGTTTCCGCTGCCATCAAGGGTACTATTGAACTTTGGCACCCTGAAGCACCCAAAACAGTAACCAATAGAAATTCTCAAGATTACGTAAGCGGCTGGTCAGTTCGTGTGAAGCCAGATTCAGATAGACATAAAGAGCTCTTAGAGCAAGGCTACGCGCAACGATTGCCTGTCTCGAAGATTGTCGGCGGGAAGTAAAAGTAATACGTAAAAGATCGTCGACGATCTATATTTAGATCGTACGATGTCTGAAGAAATCCAAACAACGGACGGGCCTGAGACACCACAAAAAGTGGTTCCGGACCTGTCCGTTCTTCCATTTCCGGCCAACCTGTCGCCCTCAGTCGAGATAAGGGGACAGGAGTGCTATATCAATCCGGGACCGTGCGTTCCGATGTTTGAGGGAATGGAGAAGTGTCAGGTCTTACCCGGCGCTTGTTTCTACTTCGGCGTAGAGTACGAAGACGAGCCTCCCCCCGCGAAGGAGTCTCAGCCTGTCATAGACCCACCGAAACCTTCGAAAGGAAAAGCCATGTCAAATCCACACGTTGTTGCTCCTCCTGACGACTCGCCCGTCGTCGATCAACCTGTCCACTCACCCGTACCAGTCGATCATCATGCCTCCGTGGGTGTAGCCGACACCCCCAACGTCCTTGGTCTCGCTCAACAGGGTCCAATCGGTGGAAACACTCTCGTCCTCGCCGGCATGGCGATCCTCGGTGGTGGAGCTGCCTGGAAGTTCTACTCCCAGTTCACGAAGCAGAACCACGAGCGTAAGATGGCGGAGATCGAGAAGAACAGCAGCAACAACGAGGAGAACAAGAAGCGTTGCGAAGGTCACGCCCTCACCTGTTCCAACTCCACGCGCGAACTCCAGATGAAGCTCGACGAGGCCAACAGGAATCTCAGCGATTACGCCAACCTCATCGATTCCCTCAACAAGAAGGTGACTGACATGGAGGCCGGAATGAACAAGGCCATCCGAGCTGGAAAGAACATCGACGACCTCGAGGAGAGGATCGAGGAGATGGAAGACAAGCTGAAGAAGAAGATGAAAGAGAAGAATTCAGAATAAAGGCACCGGAGGTAAATCCTCCGGTTTTTACTTTGTTTCTCTGCTCCTATTTAGCGAGAACCGGAGGTGCAACGTGTGGAACAAGATCAAGAAGTACTTGGGTTATGCGTGGGCTTCACCCCTCACTCTGTTTGGTCTCACGTACGTGGGCATCTACAGTGCCATGGGATGGTACAGATGGCATGGTATGGAGGGCGCCGCGCTTGTGTGGATCGTCAACAATGACAAGATCCCAGGATGGCTCGCCCGTTATTGGATGAAATTAAACGGTCAAACGTCTGGACAAGTCGTTGTTCTAAAAAATCTTCCAGACACCAAAGCTATTACCTTGAAGCACGAACAGAAACACGTTGACCAGACAATGCGCCTTGGGATACTATGGCCGCTTGCCTACTATGGCAGCTCCATAGCGATAAAATTTGGTTGCCCAGGTTCTGATTCATATTATGATAATCCATTTGAGATAGATGCGAGGCGTCATGCAGGACAAATTGTTGATGTCATAGGTATGAGAAACAAGCTGATAGATAGTAATAGAAAGAAAACATCATGAGCAGACTGCTAAAAGAGTACATCTCTGAAATTTTGCAAGAAAAGCACTACTGGTACGGGAAATCTGCAGAAGAGAACGAAGACCAGGAGGGTTTTTTCAGCAAAATTAAGTCGCTATTCTTTGGAGACAACGTCGACAAATTTGTCGAGGAGTGGATGGAAGATCAGTCGACGTATTATGACGTTGAACTCGACGACAACTTTGAAGGAGAAGTAAAAGATTTTGTCAAGAAGAAGTTTAAGAAAGCCCTCTCCAGAGCCAAGGGCGACAAGGAGAAGGCAATGAAACTAATGAGAAGAGCACTTGACATTAGGTACTCACGTAAACTCAGAGACCTTGAAAAGCAGAACTCTATAGATCTATCCAAAGACGATGATGAAGCCTAAAGTTAAAGAAGTTGCCGGCGACTATAGCATGTCTGGCACCCGAAGGATGCAGGCACCAGGCAATCTGAGAAGTGGGTTCAAGACGACTGGGTCTAGGTCTTCTTTGTTAAACGATCTTGAGATGGAAAAGAGCGTCGATAGACAGAACAGAGAAAACCTTCCAAAAGCTGCAGTTTGTCTCGTTAGGAATGGCGGAAAGATACTTGCTGTCTCAAGAGGAGATGATATTTCTGATCTTAACATGCCTGGCGGCACAGTTGAGCCTGGTGAGGATTCCATAGATGCTGCTGTCAGAGAACTTTGGGAAGAAACAGGAATTAAAGCAAAAGAAATCTATCCTGTGTACTCTAGGGTCAACAATGGCTGGTTGGTGACAACTTACGTTGTTCCTGCTTATACTGGTAAGTTGATGAGGTCATTTGAGGGTGTCCCAGAATGGACCGATGAGGAAACTCTTAAGGCAGGATCGTATGGAAAATATTTTTCTGACATGCTTGAATCTCTCATGTAAAGATCTCTGCGACCAAGTTATAATCAGTCTCAATGAGAGAATTTCCAGGTTTTCTCAATGTTCTCCAGAAGCAGCTTGAGTCTCTTGATGTATCTACTCTAGAGCGTGTTAATGTTGATGGAGGACTTGAGGTATCAGAACTGATAAACAGAGTCTTAAAGCCTGTCGATTATACAGTCGATCAGCCTTATTTCGTAGAAGAAGTCGTAAAATGCGTACCTGACATTGATCACGACGACTTCTGGCGGGGCAAAGACTCTTTGAATTCGGGTGAAACTGTTTTGTGCATCTCCACTGATGATAAGTCTTTTGAGGTGGACGACAAAACAGGTTTCACTCACCTAGAACAACAACTTGTAAAGTCTTCTTGGGTAAAGAGAGTCTGGATCTTTGTAGAACCTAGTCACAAAAAATTTGTCAATGAAAGCCTAAAGCGTACAGGATCACGTGCATTCGTACTGCAAGGATATGAGTCTTTTTGCCTGACGCCTAACAATGAGCTCGTCATTAAAGAAGGTCAACCTGTTTTTCATGGTTGTGGAACGGGAGACTTAATTTTTGCTTCAAAAAGGCAGTCTCTACTTCAGCTTCACTTGGTAGGAGGAGGAAAATACATCTATGTAATTCCTTGTAAGCCTGGTGTGGAATTGCAACCCATCCTTGTCGGTATGCACACAAGATTAAATAAACCAGTTACTTGGCAAGTTACTGAGAGATCACTTGATAGTGAATATGGAATTCTCTGCGAACACGCAGGATTTCCGCAAATAGTTGAGAAGTTTAGGTTGTCTTCTCAGACCGCTGATGATCTCTACGAATACAATTCAGTAGATTCGTGTGTCTTTGATGCGTCTTTAGATTTCGATTCCGTCCCGTGGAAGTGGCACAGAATGAAAGTGAAGACAGGCAAAGGGCTTTCAGTTCAATTCAAAAGAACTTTGTACGACTTGACCGCAAATTTTCAGACTGTTTTTGTCGACCTTCAACTTAAATGATCCCACCCAGATCTCCTTATGGTTTAATCCAAGAGGACCTTTGGCCCGACCAGTGGCGGATCCTCGTTGCCTGCATGTTGCTCAATTGCACTACGAGATCGGCAATGGAGAAGGTGCTCCCAAGACTCTTTGCAAAATATCCAGATGCATCGGCAATGGCATCCGCAGACCAGTCAGAGTTATCTCAGATTATAGCTAGATTAGGTTTTGGAAACAGGCGTGCCTGTAATCTAATAAAAATGTCACAACATTATCTGAGGTCAAACTGGAAGCATGCAAAGGAGCTCCCAGGAATCGGTGAGTACGCCGCAGCTGCTTGGGAGATCTTTGTGAAAGGAACTCTTCCGAATGATGCCCCTAAAGACCATGCCTTAGTTCGTTATTACAACTGGAGAAAGAAACATACATGAACGTAATTCGAGACATTTCAAAGTTAATCGGTGAGGTTGAGCTTCGTAAGCAACCTGTGGTGATTAGGGTCAATAAGTTCGATGAGGAGGCCGCCAATAAGTTCTCTGCAGCGATGTCAGAGGCGCACTCGACAGGTCAGCCCATTATTCCCGTCATCATCGATTCCTATGGCGGGCAGGTGTACTCCCTCATGAGCATGATCGCCAACATCAAGGCCTCGAAGATTCCTGTAGCCACCATCGTGCAGGGTAAGGCCATGAGCTGTGGTGCGCTCCTCTTCTCCTTTGGTGCCTTTGGGCACCGCTACATCGACAAGCACGCCACTGTGATGATCCACGATGTTTCTTCTGGTTCACACGGAAAGGTGGAGGAGATCAAGGCAGACGCGAAGGAAGGTGACAGGTTAAACCAATGGCTCTACCGCGAGATGGCCACGAACTGCGGAAAGGAGCCTGAGTACTTCCTCAAGCAGATCCACGAGCGCTCCCACGCGGATTGGTACCTGGATGCCGATGAGGCACTATCCCACGGTCTGGCGAACCACATACGGATCCCTGAGATGAAGGTGAAGGTGGACGTAGAGATCACGTTCGGTTGAAAAAGAAAGGCCTCCGTTTTGGAGGCCTTTTAGTTTGGCAGGCAATAATCTGCGGCTACGAATCCCTCCACAGGTTGTTCGCAGCGAAGGCCAAGATCTCCTCAGCAGATTCCGGTGTGTAACCGTAGTCCTTGCACATCGTTGTGACCATCTCGGAGTACTTCTCCTGCTGGTCCTTGTCACGCGACTTGGACTTCGTCACGATGCGGGCGAAGGACTTGACGGAGTTGATGAGGTAGGTCTCGATCGCCTCGCGGAGTGGTTCGTAGGCCTTATAATCGACCTTGTCACCTCTGCGCATCTTCGCGAACATGTAGGCGGTCACGTCACCACGGAATCCATCCTTAGCCGAACCTGTGATGCCGATGTTCTCCTCGATCGACTTCATGAAGTCCTCATCAGGAAGGCGTTCCTCCTTCGTGACCTTGTCCTTCACCTTCGCACGAGTGACATAGGCCTCTGCATTGTCCAGGTACGAGTTGAAGAGGGATTGTGCCTGCTCCTCGTAGGCGGTCACGAAGGCCTTAGCGATCTCGGTCTCAAGGATCTTGAGGTACTCGTCGCGGACCGTCTTCTGGAGGAGCTCGAGGCAGGACTTCTTGAACGCTTCGTCCGTGATCTGTTCCTTCACCATCTTGGTGAGCGAGTCCATCACGGAGATGGGGGTCACAATGTTCTTCTCACTGTTTGACAGGGCGTGGTCGATGGACTTCGTCACGAACCGGGTGGAGATGCCATCCATACCCTCGTGCTTCGCCTCTTCACGGAGGTCCTTGATGTCCACCTTCTTGACGCGACCCTTCTCGAGGACGTCCTCGCCGTTGTAGATCTTCATCTTCGTTAGGGGATCGCACTTGGCCGAAGGCTTCAGGCGCGACATGATTGAGAACATCGAGGCCACCTTGAGGGTGTGCGGAGCGATGTGGTGCTTGAAGTCCGACTTGCTCAACATCTTCTCGTAGATCTTCATCTCCTGGTTCAACTCGAGGCAGTATGGAACCGAGATCTTCACGATGCGATCGAGGATGGCCTCGTTTGTGTGTTCGCTCTGGAAGCGATTCCACTCCGCCTCGTTACAGTGGGCGATGATGACACCGTCGAAGTGCAACATGTCCGACTTGCCAGGCGATGGAACCCTCTTCTCCTGGGTGGCGGTGATGATCGTGTGGAGGAACTCGATCTCGTTCTTGAACACCTCAACGAGCTCCACTATGCCACGGTTACCAACATTGAAGGCGCCATTGAGCGAGAGAGCGCGAGGATCGTCCTCTGAGTACTTATCCAACTTAGAGATGTCCACCGAACCGATGAGGACGGAGACATCCTGCGAGTTAGCGTCCATCGGAGGAACAACACCCACACCTCTGCGGGCACGCTGTGAGAACGTGGATTCATCCACTTCGAAGTTTTCATACTTGCCGTGAAGCTCATTGAGAAGCTTGTGACGGGCAACTGGCGAGATGTCTCCTTCGATCTTGACGCCGAGCTCCTTCTCAAACTCTCCACGGAGCGAACGTGGGATCAACTGAAGAGGCTCACCACGGTGGGGATCACCCTTTAAGTGGTAGTACTTCTTACCTTCCAGAGCGCGCTTGATGTGCTCCGTGAGGGCTGACTTGCCTGCACCGACGGGACCCATGAAGAGGAGAACCTGGCGGGATTCCTCGCCTCTGTGCGCTGCCGAATCGAGGAAGTTCATCACCTTGGCGAGGACCTTCTCCATTCCGAAGAACTCGCCCTCGAAGTACTTGTGGATCTTGATGTTCTCGCCGTCAAAGATCTTGAACTTGCGTGTGTCAGAGTCCGGCATCACGTATGAACCGTGTTCCGAGATCGCCTCATTGAGGCGCTGGTGAGCGGTCTTGACGAGCGATGGATCCTTCTCCACCAATTCGACGTAGTCCATGAGTGTACCGGAGAACTTCTTCTCCTTCTCGGACTTGGTTCGTGCTTCTGAGATCTTCTGTAGTAGTGTATCCTTTACGCTCATGGTGGCTCCTCGAGAGTTGATTATAATCCAAACTAAAACTTCATGTATTTTCCATCGACAATTGTGTCGAGGTTCACGTCGTGCTCCCACAGCGTCTTGACGTGCTGTAATGTAGCCCTCAATTCCTTCACGTCGAGGTCGCGGCCGTCGTGCTCGTGTCCCAACGCCATGGTTCCGTCCTTGCGCACGTCGTTCACGAAGAGAACAGGTATGGATCCTCCGCCAACCTGATTGACGAGGTCCTTCTTGACGTACTCCCATCCGTCTTCATCAGAGACATCGTCAACTGTAACGTCTTCATCCTTTTTCCTTGAATACGAGAACAAGTTGAGATCCTCGCAATCCTCTCGGGTGAGGTACTGGCGGATGAAGGCTGCATCGTGATGAACCTCGCGTGCGATGAACATCTCGTCCACGCCGTGGCGTTCCTTAATCCTCTGGAAGAGGTGGAATCCGAGATGGTACGGGTTGATGCCACCAATGTGTGGCCTAATCACCTGGTTGTGGGACTTGATGAAGGCGAGGTGAAGCTCGGGTGGAAGGTCAAGCTCATGGAGGATGGTGTAGTGCCAGTATGATGCCCAGCCCTCGTTCATGATCTTCGTCTGGATCTGCGGCCAAAAGTAGCGGCCTTCATCCCTGCACACCTCGATCACATCACGCTTCCATTCGGGGATCTTGGCATTCTCTGCGATGAAGCTGAGGATATCGTAGTCAGGTTCAAGAGGATTGTGCGTAGTATCCAGCCAGTCCGCCTCAGGATCCTCCTTCAGCTTTTCCTTGTGCCACTCGATGATCTCCTTGCGTGACCTGCGGATGGCACCTGGCCTCTGGATCTGGAACTGAACTGCATGGCAGGAATCGATCACCTGCTCCACCAAATCTATTCCGATGGAGGGATCCTCCACGTAGGACTGGAACCTCTTCTTGGCCGCCCTCGAGCGCCCCACGATCGTTTCCGGACGTGTTCCCTTGAAGGTGCGGTTGTTCTTGAAGAAATCCGAGTGGCCAACGCAGTGGGCCATGATGAGGATCTGGAGGGGTAGTGAGTTCTCCCTCATCATGTAGGCAAGTGATGGGTTCGAGTTGATTATAAGTTCATAAGGCAACCCCTCCATGCCCATGTTGTACATCTGATGGGTGCGCTCGAAGGATTTACCGAAGCTCCAGTGGTTGAAGTGTGAGGGCAAACCGTGGAAGGCCATGGCACCGATCATGGAATAAAAATCTATGAACTCGTACTCTATCTCGAACCAGTCGAGTCCGAACTTCTTCGCGATCTCACAGATCTTTTCGTCCCATTCCTGCAGGTCTGAAAGATTGTAATCCATCACTTCTCTCCCTTCGAGGCGTTGAGCAACTCACGGAACGCGGGCCACACGTCTTCCTTCGTCTTGATCGATACACAACGTGAGTTCTCCCTGACCCGAGGAGCCAGCACCTTGGAGAGCTTGTTCTCCTCCATGTAGCTCTTCTCAGGTTCCAGCTCCACGTAACCGAAGAGTTGTACCATCGCCTCGAGCTTCGAGTGCGCCTCGAGGTACTTGCCGTTGTCTGAATCGAAGTTGTCACCGTCCGAGAGGTGGACCGCGTACAGGTTCCACGCGGAGGGATGGAACCTCTCCTCGATGATCTCATTCACCTTGATGAGTCCTGATGATGCGATGGTTCCACCGTAGGTTCCCTTCGTGAAGAAGGATTCCTCGTTCACCTCATGCGCCTCGGTATCGTGGGTCACGAACACGACCTCAACGTTCTCGTACTTCGAGCGGATGAACTGGTAGAGGAGGAAGCAGAAGGAACGC